ACCAATCAAAGCTGTAATCAAAAATCTAATCATAATAATCTCCATTCATTACGGATATAATTGCGTACCTGCTGAGTCATACACATACAATGGCGCTGCTGTTGTTGCACCATCTGGGTAACGGAAGCCACCATTTGATGATCTAATTATACCAGCAACATCAAACGTTGTATTCGGTGTTACCGTATTTACACCAACTCGACTTGCATTCTTTTGAATGAATAGCTTACCACTGCTGAAGTTTAGCACTGCTGGTGTGATGGCTATGGTATTACCAGTTAAGGTTAGTGTGCTTGCGTCAGAAGAACCAATAACAGTATTACCAGATACCGTTAGATTTGAGTTGGCAAATAGTGTACCGTTGATTGTTGTTCTTTCTGCTGCCGCAGATGGGTCTCCAAGAACAGTATTACCAGAGACATATAGATTTGTGCTAATTGTTTGACGGCCGGTAATCGTAGCAAGACCAGTAATGGTTGTTACTTTTGCCGATGCACCAAATGTGGTATTACCAGAGACAGTCAGATTTTGAGATAGTGTCTGTCTTGTACCAGCAAGTGTACCATTGATAGTTGTTGAAACACCCGCACGACCAATTGTTGGTGTACCTGATGTTGTTCCTAAGCGAATATCGCTACCTGGGTTTATAGTAACGAGTGCCAACCCAGTAGGTGATAATGTAACACTTGCACCAGAACCAGAACCAGATGCAGTTAATCCACCACTAAGTGTCGTATTACCAGTAACAGCAAGGTTTGTGCTAATTGTTGCACGGCCAGTATGTGCTAGCAGACCAGTTGTCGTAATTGTCTTACCAGCAGCACCTAGTGTCGTATTACCCGCAACAATGAAGTTGCCGTTAGCATTTAGCAGACCATTTGCAATGGTGCGACTTGTTGCAACAGTTGAGTCGCCCAATACTGTATTACCAGAAATCTCAAGATTTTGGCTAACAGACAAGCGACCAGTAATTGAAGCTCGGCCAGTAACTGCTAGAAGCTTTGCAGTTCCACCAAATGTTGTGTTACCAGAAACAGTTAGATTTTGTGATACTGTTTGTCTTGTCGCTGCAAATGTACCATTAATAGTTGTGGTTACACCGGCACGACCTATAGTGGTTTGACCCGCTGTTGTAGATATATTAACTGCGCCGTTATTATTCATACTGACAGCGCCAGCTGCGCCGTCTAATGTAAAGTTACCGCTAATTGTAGTATTGCCAGTAACCGCCAAATTGGTGCTAATTGTTGCGCGGCCAGTATGTGCCAACAGACCTGATGTTGATGGGTTAACTCTTAAAACAGCATTAGCAACCTGCACTCTATCAGAAATGAGAGTACGTAATGCAGTATTTGTGCCAGTTAGATTGCTATTAACTAGTGTAATTCTAGCTGTCTGAGTTGCAATTGATGCATTTGTATTAGCAAGTGCAGAGCGTTCAATTGCACGTGTCTGATAAATTGCTGCGGCATTTGATACCTGTAGTCTATCAGAAATTAACGTGCGAAGTGCAGTATTAGTACCCTGAATGTTGCTGCGAACATTTGTAATTGAAAGATTTGTATTAGCAAGCTGACTCTTAATAAATGCGTTAGTATTAGCCAGTGCAGCGCGCTCAATTGCACGTGTCTGATAAATTGCTGCGGCATTTGATACCTGCAGTCTATCAGAAATCAATGTGCGCAGAGCAGTATTGGTTGCTTGAATATTGCTGCGAACATTTGTGATTGACTGGTTAGTATTAGCCAACGCAGCGCGCTCGATTGCTCGTGTTTGATATACAGCCGCAGCATTTGCAACTTGCAGTCGATCACTGATAAGTGTGCGTAAAGCAGTATTGGTAGATTGAATATTGCTACGAACATTTGTGATTGACTGATTTGTGTTAGCAAGTGCAGCACGTTCAACAGCTTTAGTCTGATAGATTGTAGCAGCATTTGCCACCTGCAGTCGATCAGAAATTAAGGTGCGAACTGCGGTGTTCTGTGCATATCTGCTCTCAATATCAACACCACCAACGCGAACCTTTGTTGCTTTTAACTGAGAAACATTAAGATTTGCTAAAGCAAATGATGCATGATTAATATTAATATCAGTACCGGGTTCTAATTCGTAATTACCAAAAACATAAAAGTCTTTATTACCGGAATTACGAAATATACCAACATGATTATTTGTAACGCCATCTTTTCTATAATGACCATAAAAACCTATATCAGAAATATCAGTTGTATTATTATTTGCAAGTGCAATTAGAGTATCAGTTGTTGCAACTGTGGTTTTATTAACAAATGTAGAATTCCCAGTAACAACTAAATTACCGCTAATATTTACATTCGCGCTGAATGCTACTCTACTTGTTACTGTTTGTGGTGTTGGTGAAGTTTTATTTAAGAAATTTGTATTTACATAAGAATTAGAAGCAGCATATGCTTTCGTTGCAAACTTAGCATCAGCATTTGCTACTTGAAGTCGATCAGCAATTAGAGTGCGCAGTGCGGTATTGGTGCTTTGGATATTACTACGAACATTTGTGATTGACTGATTGGTATTAGCAAGTGCAGCGCGCTCAATAGCACGTGTTTGATATGTTGCAGCAGCATTAGAAACTTGCAATCTATCTCTAATTGCAATATTTGTATTAGCAAGAGCGGCACGCTCAACAGCTTTAGTTTGATAGATTGTAGCCGCATTAGCAACCTGCAGTCGATCAGATACTAATGTGCGAATAGCTGTGTTGGTATTAATCAGATTTGTATTTACAAGAGTAATTCTAGTTGCTTGCGTTGCAATAGATGCATTTGTATTAGCAAGAGCGGCACGTTCAACTGCTTTAGTCTGATAGATTGTAGCAGCATTTGCAACTTGCAATCTGTCTGAGATTAAAGTTCTAAGCGCAGTATTGGTTGCTTGAATATTGCTGCGAACATTTGTGATTGACTGATTAGTATTAGCCAACGCAGCACGCTCGATTGCACGTGTCTGATATGTTGCGACCGCATTTGCTACCTGTAGTCTATCAGATACTAAAGCTCTAATCGCAGTATTTGTGCCGGTAAGATTTGTATTCAATCTACCAATAGCAAGATTTGTATTTGCCAAAGCAGCATTAAATGTGCTTTCGGAAACGCCCCCGCCCCCACCACCTGCCGAAGAAATAGTAATTGTATCGGTTGCGGGATTTGCAGCTAGTGTGATATTTGCGCCAGCAACAAGAGTTAGTGTGTCGCCCTTATTATCAGCAAATATACTATTGGCACCAACAATTATGCGAGAAAATGCATTGGCTGCATATCTTGAATCAGCATTTGCAACTTGCAATCTGTCTGAGATTAAAGTTCTAAGCGCAGTATTGGTTGCTTGAATATTGCTGCGAACATTTGTGATTGACTGATTAGTGTTTGCAAGTTGACTCTTAATAAACGCATTAGTATTAGCTAATGCTGCGCGCTCAATAGCACGTGTCTGATATATTGCAGCCGCATTAGCAACTTGTAAACGATCAGAAATCAATGTACGCAGAGAAGTATTGGTGCCAGTCAGATTTGTGTTTAGTCTACCAATAGCAAGATTTGTATTTGCTAATGCAGCATTGAACGTACCAATTGATACGCCACCACCGCCTGTTACAATTGATGCAATGTAAGCATTAGTATTTGCAAGAATTAATTTTACATAAGCATTTGATGCAGCATAAGCTTTAGTTGCAAACTTAGCATCTGCATTGGCAATTTCTAATCTGTTATTGACTAGACCACGAAGTGCCGAATTTGTGCTTTGAATATTATTGTGAATAATATTAACAGAATAATTTGTATTGGCCAACGCCGCACGCTCAACTGCTTTTGTTTGAAAGGTAGCAGTGACATACGAATTTGATGCTAAAGTTTCTACCTGACCTGAATTTGTGGTTATCTTTAGCTGTCCAGTTTCGCTGGACTTTAGTATAGTGTTACCTAAGAATATTGTGCTACCGCTTAGATAAAGATTTGCATATCTGCGCCCAGGTGAGCCAATATTGAATACGTTATTTGACGCTGGGATAATAGCACGAGTCTGTATGGTAGTAGTAAAATTATTGGTTGACCCACCACCACCGGCTACTGTATTAGCTTGCCACTTACCTAACGTTGCATTCCAAACTAGAGCTTGACCATCAGTTGGAGTTAACGTTGAATTATAATCAACATCATCAAGCCTTCTTAGTAGAACTTCACCAGACCCACCACCACTACCAACCATAGCCAGTCTTGTTGTCTGAGAACTAATCTTTTGTGATAGTTGTTCAAATCTATCTGTTAGCTGCTTAGATACCGCAGACACATCACCAACGGGCCCAGGTGGACCAGCTTCACCACGAGGCCCTACTTCACCACGATCACCTTTAGGTCCGGCAGGGCCTATATCACCGCGATCACCTTTTTCACCCTTTGGCCCTTGAGGCCCTTGCGGTCCTGGGATACCAGGTAGACCACGATCACCCTTAAGACCTTGCGGGCCTCCGGCAGGACCACGTGGGCCTTCTGGGCCCTGAGGAATTTGACGAATCTCCCCAAGCAGCTTACTTTCTACACGATCTGCTTCATTCTGTGCAGCCTTAATAGCTGCGGCGAGAATCTTTGCTGCTTCTAGAGATAGAGTCACTTCTTTAACCCTCTTTTTATGCTATTGATCTTATCATCAATATCAATGTCAGATAGATCAATCTTTGAGATATCTATAAACTCATCAGCTTCAATAGATTCTAGCACTTGAGACATATTTTCAATTAGCTTTTTATCATCTTCAGTAAGAGCTACAACACCATCATCAAAAGATTCTGAAAAAGGTGCTGGTTTTTTAGTGTCTTGCTTTTTCTTTTCGGGCGATTCATCTGGCATCATTTCAAGCTGAGATTTATTTGCAGCAACAGCTTGATCCATTTGATCAGCACTATCTATTTCAATTTCAGAACCAAGTTTTTGAATTTCATCATCAGACATGCGAAGAACGTTTTTCTGAACCCATTCTTTAGTGTAATACACACCAACGTATGGGCTAATAGTGTTCAATAACTGTAGTCTAGATGTAAGAACTTCTTGATCTTTTAGCTCAGAAAAATAATTGTCTTTTTGGAAATCATACTTGATATATGATCTCATTTCGTACCATTCTTCACGGCTCATGACACCCTTAAGAGCTAACTGAATACCCATTAAATGATCAAAGAGCATTGTGAAGCGATGACGCAGACGACCTATAAATCGAGCAAACTTAACTTCATCTCTGGTAATTTCATTTGAACGACCTAGTGTAAATGAACCATTAGGGTCGAGACGTGAGATGGGAACCGATAGAGCCTCATACAGCTTCTTACGGAAATAATCTACATCTGTCATCTCACCAAGATTTTGACCACCAGGCAGAGTTGTAATTTCTGTACCTCTTGCACCTTCACGACGCGGTAGCCAAAAGTCCTCAAGCATTGTCATGAACTTGCGATCATCTCTGACTTCGCCTGTCGATGCATCATAAACAAGACGATTTTTGTGCTTGATCATAATATCACGAAGATATTGTTCTGCCTTAGGCTTAGGTAGATTACCAACATCGATATAGAATATGCGACGTTCCGGTGCGCGGCTAAGGCGATAAATTACGACCGCATCTTCAAGCATTCGAACCTGATTTAGAGGCTTGATTGCCTTATGCAGATATGAAAGGACCATACGATTTCTATTGTCAAGTAGACCCGAATTTACATAACAAACTGAGTCCGGTGAAATCTTAACGCCCTGCGAATGTGCTGCGCCAGCAAGACCGGATGGGTTATAAAGATAATATTCAGAATATGCAGGAACCGTAGGGTTTTTATCTTTGGCTGCATCGCTATTCTGTTTCTTTTGAGGGATACGAACTTTGCGAATACGACGAGGGTCAATGTAACGAAGTTCTTTAATACCATCACGTGGGTTCTTGATATCAATCATGATATGATAGTAGAGTCTACCATCAACATACCAACGGCGAAAAATCTCGTAGCAGATATTAGAGAAATCTAGAAGCTCAAGTATTTGATCAAATTCTTCTTCAATGCGCTTCTTAACTCTGGGTGATTGCTTCAAATCTTCATTTACAATATCATCAACTGCTGCTTCAACTTCAGCATTCATTGACATTTCACGATAGCGAGAGATAAGCTCGGCTTCGCTTTTGGCAGTGCCTTCTAGATCGACAAATGTGCCATATGCACCACCGGGTGCAATTTCTACTGCACCATCGTCTTTCTGTTCTTGAACAAATGACGGTATCTGAGCAGCCTTTTTGGCATCATCCTCAGCTTTACCGATGCGGAAGCCAAATAACTCTATAGCCATCAAAAGTCCTCAAAAAAATAGGTCCGCTATATTTAGCGGACCTATCGGTTAGTTCCGCGTTGCGGGATGCCGTTATACCGCAAGCGTTCCAGTATTGCCAGGTGTTGTCAGATCCCAGTAGTCATATGCAAATTCAACTGGGAAAGTTTCAACCTGTTCGCCGTTATCCCATGCAAGGTCGATAGCACCGACCTCTGTTGGGAAGATATTCACAAAGCGATATGTGCGTAGAGCCTCACCAGTCTTTGCATACTGAGTTACAGTAGCAGTTGTTCTATATGAAGCCGTAGTAGCTAGATTGGCTGCTCTCAAGTTTGACTGATGAGTATTGATTGCGTTGCTCCAAATTTCCATTGCAGAACGCACTTCAAAATCTTCATCGTTTAGAATATCGACTCTCCAGTTTGCAAATGTGCGAGTGCCCGCAATCTTGATACGGCGACCGTAGTAAGCTTGCTCAATTACACCGACGCTGCTCTGAGGAATCTGGGCAGCGCGGCACGTAAATGACACTCTAGCGCCAACATTAGGTACGCCCGCAGGCGTATCGATGATAACGCTAAAGAGCGAGGGGCGGGCGCCACCAAATGGGAGCCCGGCCGACGCAAATTCTGAGACATTAAATGGCATGTCTTATCTCCCTCTTACCGCGCCTTATGCTCGACCGACAACTTCGGTAAACTCGACGCCGGTGCGGACCGCGACGAAGTTCAGCTGAATAAAGTTAATTGATCTTGCCGGCTTAACATAGATGTCACCGACAAATTCATTACGGTCGATCACCTCAGGTGTATTGTTAGACTCGTCGCACACAACGCGGAAATCGTAGATACCGCGACGACCCTGAACATCACGCAAGAACGGCTCGACAAGATTACGGAACTGAGCGCGTGTAAACTCGTCATTGAACTCAAACAGCGTAAACTTGGCTGCCGTGCTAATTGCCTTCTCAAGAGTGATAAAGAGACGACGCACGTTAATGCGATCAAATGCCGATGGCTTAGCAAGAAGGGTTTTGTCACCAA